GTATTATCATTTTACCCCTTACTATGTAATAGTGAAAATGGGTAGAGAACTCCCTCATACAAAGATTTTTCAGTCAGTCAATACATTAGAATAAACCATATAAATACAAATCTACTATTATATGTATTTATACTACAATTATGAACACAGTTTCCGAAACAGATTTTTCTAAAAAAAATGCGGATGCCCACAGAGTAATAGATGAATTATTTGCTAAATATGCCAACAACAATTATATGTTAGAGAGAACATACAACTACATATGCCAGCAATTGCCTAATCAATTGGAAGGACTAGATAAGTCGCACGAACAAAGAATATCTCGTATAGAAGAACTCACTGTCGAACAACATGCATTTATAACCGATTTTATTTCGAAAAACCAGTATTTTTATGTCTCAGCAACCGAATTATTTTACCACTATGACGGAAAACACTACCGTATATTCAATGAGGACGATATATTGCACCAAATACTCACAATGATTACAAAAGATAAACAACTAATGTGTTGGAAACAACGAACCAAAGTATACATTATGAAACGTATCAAGGAGAACAATCTGCTAAAATCCGTTCCAGAGTCATATACTATACAAAATGTTCTCTCTATATTACATCCTACTATATTTGCGACCCGAACCGAAGCCAAATATTTCCTAACTATTATAGGCGACAATATATTCAAAAAAAATGGTGATCTGATTCACTTTATCCACGCCAATTCCAAACATTTTATACGAGAACTAAATGCAATGTGTCAAGGATTTTTAGGGACAAACCTTTTCCAAAGCATAAAACACAAATACCACGAACATAGTTATCAACATTCTCGTATTCTTAAAATAAATGATATTATAAAAAACGAGGCTATATGGCGTCCACTATTAATGACGTGGGCTCTAGATATTTTATGCGTTGCTTGCCATTATTCAATGCGATTTAATTGTTCAGATGAGTTTCTATTACACACCAATGACGAACCACTTTGTCAATCCGTTTTTTATTTAAATCGCAATGATTCGAGTACTATTGTTGATCATTTTATATCCGAGTATTTACAGAAAAATCAGAGACAAACCGATTTGAAAAACATAACGGGACAAATAACTTGGAAAAATATGCAATATCTATGGAAATATTTCCTAGAATCCAAAAATCTACCAGCCATTTTGTTTCAACAAGCACTAAAAACTATTTTCACTCAAAAATTAGCCGAATATTATAAACCCGACATAGATAGTTTCGTGGGTATTTTCAGCAAACATTTACCCGCAATACAGAAGTTTATTTATTTTTGGGAAGAAACCATTATAGTACAAGACGATGATATAGAACACGATTTTGAAATAGATGAATTGAGTATTTTGTTTAAATTGTGGTGCGAAAATCAGGGAGAAACGGTTTCGTCTTTTAGCCATTCACAATTGTTGGATTTAATAGACTATTTTTATCCGAACATAGAAATAGACCAAGATAAATACATATACAAGATCCATTGTTCTCTATGGGACAAACAAATGGATGTGCAAATGGTTATGGAAAAATTGCTGGAAAACGAAGCGAAATTATCTCTATATGATGCTTACCGATTCTATTGCCAAAATTGCCCCCGGGGCAAACAATCGCTCATAGTAAGTAAATCGTATTTTGAGAAATGTGTATATGCCAGATTTATTGATTATATTTTATAAATGTTTGTGAATATAATAAAAATATTTAGCACTACTTGGTTTTACTACCGGATTGAACACTTGAAAAATATTTTTAAGAATAGCAACATATTTGACTGCATTATTTTGACCGGTATAATAAATAGTGTTTATTATACAGGTATAATTTATAGTTTGGTATCTACTTTTCCGTCATTTTGATAGACTACAGTAGCTTTACTCATATTTGACAGGGTTTCAGTAAATGGTGCAGGAGATAGATCTGATCCTCCCTTCTTTGATTTATTTTTGCGAGAACCTCCGCGTTTAACTGCTCCGAATTTGCCCTTCTTTGTGTAATATCCATATTTTTGCAGGCGCTTCTCTTTCTTAGCAGTCTTGTGCTTCTTTTCACTGACAATGCGTCCCCATTTATTCATAACTAAATCTTTTTTAGTAAGACCGCCAGTAGTTTTATACGCAGTTCCGTTGTGAACTTGCGCTCTAGATCCAAATAATTCACTGTATGTCACACCCGCGATAACATAGTTTCCATTTTCGTTTCGAACCGGTCTTTTCATAGTATATATAGTAATTATATAAAAATATTTACTATATAAAAATGGCTAAATAATAGAAATAAAAATACATATAGACTAAACAAACGACTAATATATAATATACCGGTATGCTATTTTATTACAACATAAACCTGACCTAAAATTGTAGCTATTTTTTTAAAATAGCTACATAAATACCATTGTGCCAAGTTCGTTGTTCAGGAGTTCGCCAAAATGGATGGGTATTATTGTTAGTTGTACGTACTGCAGTTTGATATAGAATCTTTAAGTCCAGATTCTTAATGGCTTCGAATGTCCCATTTCTTACTTCAAGCCAATTCCAATCATCTACAATGAAAATAAAAACATCATCTAAACAATCATAGTAATGAAATAAGGCTTTGTAATGACTTTCCTGACTATGATCTCCGTCATACATATAAATATTGAACTTCGGTAATTTTGAAACATCTACTTTATAGCAATCACTCTCTATAAATGTTGCGTTATTTTCACCTTTAAACATATTAAAATTATGTAAAAACTCATCTTTAGGCTCACCAAACTGACTCCAATTATCTATACAAACTACTGTTGCTCTATTTTTACACATTGCTGAACAAACCGAACTTCCTTTCCAAGTTCCTATTTCTAAATATCGTGCATCTTCAAAATTGAGCAAATTATTGTATAAATGCCGGGTGCGTACTCCACTCATACCCTCCATATCAATAATGTATTGAGTTATATTAGAAAATTCGTTTTCTGCATTTTTAAATGCATTTTCTACAATAAAACGATAATTGGCAGTATTCATTTATAATATAAAAATATTAATAAACGAGTTTTTATATTAATTGTTGATTATCTATTTATTTGTATAAAACCCCAGTTTTATAACTGTTTGAACGTACCATTTGCGAATATAACATTCTTTTTGATATAGCAGGGTCATTTCCTCCCGTATTTAATTTATTGTATTGTACGGAGGAGCAAGTAGAAACCATTCTGGACGAAGTAGATGACTGTTTATTTGCACAATACTCTATTTTTGGATTTACGTCAGTCATATACTATACAAAATTATTTTATTGCGCAGAATATAAACCCCCCATTTTTCTTTGCCATTTCAATTTATTATTTAGAAAATTGAAACAAAGACAGCGCTCTAGTAATACTATATACTCATATCCTCTTTACTGTTCAATTCTCTAACCTCAACTTAACTCAAATCTATTAAAATGACTACTGTAAATGACGCCGCTCTTGCTCAACAATATCAAAGAAAAACCGACAAGCAACATATCTTGGATAACCCAGATACGTATATTGGTTCAGTCGAAAATGTCGATGCCGAGATGTGGGTATATGACGACACAAAGAACCGTATCGCCCTAAAAACCATCAACTATATTCCTGGACTATACAAACTCTTTGACGAAGGTATAGTAAATTGTCGAGACCATGTTATCCGAATGATTCAATCGACAAGTACAGATAAAAAGTTTGTCAGTTATATCGATATAACAATCGCAGAAGACGGAACCATAACTTTAGCGAACGACGGAAATGGAATCGATATTGCTAAACATCCAGAATATGACATATGGATTCCGGAAATGATTTTCGGACATTTGCGCACATCTACCAACTATAACAAAGATGAAAAGAAAATCGTCGGCGGTAAAAACGGCTTTGGTTTCAAGCTGGTTCTTATTTGGTCCACATATGGAATGGTAGAAACAGTGGATCATACACGCGGACTGAAATATGTGCAGGAGTTTAGCAATAACTTGGACGTAATTAAACCCCCGGTCATAACCAAAGTCGCTTCCGCAAGACCTTATACTAAGGTTACATTTAAACCGGATTATGCTAGATTGGGTATTCCGGGACTTTCTCCTGATATGCTATCTCTCCTCAGAAAACGCGTTTATGACATAGGTGCTGTTACAGACCATTCCATCAAAAAAATCAAAATCGGTCTAAATGGATCTACCCTACCAATCAAGAACTTCCAGCAATACATCGACTTGTATATCGGTGCAAAAACTGACGGCGATGATTCCAAACGTGTTTATGAACAAGCGGATGACCGTTGGGAATATGCAGTTGCACTATCACCGACTCACGAGTTCATTCAAGTATCTTTTGTCAATGGTATTGCGACATTTAAGGGCGGAAAACACGTAGAATATATAACCGGTCAAATTATCCGAAAATTGTGCGACTATATCGAGAAAAAGAAGAAAATCAAAGTCAATGCGAATGCAATCAAAGAGCAAATCATATTGTTCCTAAGATGCGATGTGGAAAATCCGTCGTTCGATAGTCAGACCAAAGACTATATGAATACTCCGTCATCCAAGTTTGGTTCAAGTTGCTCAGTTAGCGACGGATTTATTGAAAAAGTCGCTAAAATGGGTGTGATGGATATGGCCTGTTCTCTGACAGAAGCAAAGGAAGCCCGGATTGCGAAAAAAACCACCGATGGGTCAAAGACGAAAACCATACGCGGTATTGCCAATTTAATCGATGCCAATTATAGTGGCGGTCCTCAGTCTAAAGACTGCATTCTCATTTTGTGTGAGGGATTGAGTGCTATGTCTGGTATTGTTTCTGGACTGTCGTCGGAAGATCGCAATACAATCGGCATTTATCCGTTGAAAGGAAAACTCCTAAATGTTCGCGGAGAACAACTCAAGAAAATCGCGGAAAACAAGGAAATAACAGATATAAAGAAAATCTTGGGTCTAGAAAGCGGGCGCGAATACACAACCATCGAAGATGTCCATCAATATTTGCGATATGGCAAAATTATGGTTATGACCGACCAAGATTTAGACGGTTCTCATATCAAAGGTTTGTGTATAAACTTATTTCATTCTGAATGGGCATCGCTCATACACATCCCCGGGTTTATTTCCTTTATGAATACTCCCATATTGCGCGCTAAAAAAGGTGCACAAACTCTCGTGTTTTACAATGAAGGAGAATATGAAACTTGGAAACAATCCTTCGGACCACAAGGTCCGCAAGGGTGGACCATCAAATATTTCAAAGGTTTAGGAACATCTACATCTGCCGAATTCAAGGAATATTTTGCCAATAAAAAAATCGTGGATTTCGAATATAATGGCCAAACGAGTGATGATAGTATCGACAAAATCTTTAATAAAAAGCGGGCAGATGACCGAAAAGCCTGGTTAGAAGATTATGACAAGGAAGCATATTTAGACACATCGAATCCATCCGTGAAATATGAGGATTTTATGAATCGCGAGCTCATCCATTTTAGCACATATGATTGTGCTCGTTCTATTCCCAATATGGTAGATGGTCTCAAGATTTCGCTGCGTAAAATCTTGTATTCGGCATTTAAACGCAGGCTAACAGCAGAAATAAAGGTTGCCCAATTCAGTGGATATGTCTCAGAACATAGTGCTTACCATCACGGCGAAGCCTCGCTTAATGGAGCTATAGTAGCTATGGCACAGACATTTGTGGGATCTAACAATATCAATCTGATGGAACCCAATGGTCAATTTGGAACCCGGTTGCACGGCGGTGATGACAGTGCCTCGGAGAGATATATCTTCACTATGTTGAATCCATTGACTAGGTCGCTCTTTCCGGATACAGACGATTCAGTGTTATCATATTTGAATGACGATGGAACTGTGGTGGAACCTGAGTTCTATGCGCCCATCATTCCCTTTGCCTTAGTCAATGGTATTTCCGGTATCGGCACCGGGTTTTCGTGCTCCATTCCTGCATACAATCCTTTGGATATTTTAAAATACTTGAAAAACAAACTCAATCGCATTTCAACTGACGCCATCGATTTCGTTCCGTATTATCAGGGATTTAAAGGAACCATTCGAAAGTGTGGCGACCAGAAATACTTGGTTCGAGGATGCTATGAGAAAATATCCGATGACAAGGTGCGTATTACTGAACTACCGATCGGAACTTGGACGATGCCATATATAACTACATTGGAAGGATTGATGGACGGAGGGGTAGACAAAGCTGGCAAGAAAATCGCGCCATCCATCAAAGATTTCACATCGCTGTGCACAGAAGTAGCGGTAGATATTGTCGTGCAATTTCCTAAAGGCAAACTCGCTGAGTTAGAAAGTGCTATAGAATCCAATGGAATCAATGGGCTTGAAAAACTACTCAAACTTACAACCACACTGAGTACCACGAATATGCATATGTTTAACTCGAAATGCAAGTTGCGCAAATATGCGACAGTCGAGGAAATAATTGAAGATTTCTATGAGGTGCGTATGGATATCTATGGCAAACGCAAGGCGAACCTGGTGGAAGAAATGCAAAAGAAACTCGTGAAATTATCTAATCGCGCTAGATATATTGTGGAAACCTTGGAAGGTGTGGTGGATCTGCGTCGTAAAACTGCGGTACAGGTTGCGGAACTTATGAAAGCCCGTCAATTTGATTTGTTGGATGGGGATTATAAGTATTTAGTGAAAATGCCAATGGACTCGGTGACGCAAGAAAACGTGGAACAAATCTTGAAAGAAAAAGACCAGTGCGAGAAAGACTTGGCCGTTTTATTGGCAACTACTTTGGAAAAGATGTGGTATAGCGAGTTGGAAGCGTTTGAGAAGGAATATGCTACATATAAGGCAAAGCGAGAGAAAATCCAAGCGGGAGGTGCAGGACCACAAGTGAAGAAGATTATAAAGAGACCGGTGGTAACAATTAAAGCAAAGTAAATAATATAGATAGATGAATCCGTAGATATAGATAGGGTAGGTAGGACAAATAAGCTATAAAAAGTTCGAGGTCATTTTTTATGCAATTTTCTATATGGCTCGTGAGGAGACACACCATTCAGGATTGGTACTTTCTGAAAACCACCAAAGGTGGTTCTCAGAAAATTGAAACACTTTTTTAATACTTGATGTATAGCAAGTCATTTATACCATTTACGATATATCCCTCTTTTACTACTATTTACTTTCAACTAAGCTTTATTAAAATGTCTCAAATTATTGATTTAACTAATGATACAATGCTAGTAGTCGATCAACCTGCTAAAAAACCTAGGGCACCGCCTAGATGTGGTCATTGTAGAGTTCAAGGCCATACTATCAGAACATGCTATGACCCAGTTTCGGGCAATGTGTATAGACAACTATATCAAATGACTAATAATGAGCTGACTCCAATCGAAACCGTCATTACTTGGTTGCATACACACGACGTCGGGATGCTCCGATATATTGCATACCACTATGCAGGAATGACATATAAAAAACATACGAAACAAGAATGCATCGATGAATTGGCAAGAGTTATATCCAACAGATATTCAGTGCAAACAGTCGTCTATAGGGAAAACGTACAAACCTCTCTAAGACAAGGTCGTATCTTGTTATGGGCATGGATTGAAGAACCCGGAAATATACCAATATTGTACAGACAGTATTGTTCCCGAGACGTAAACAATCCGCCAGCTACAGAAGAGGAGTGCAACCTGGCTTTACATATTATCATTTCTCAGAACATTCCTCTAACTACGTCGCATAGTACATTAAAACGGATATATGAGTTCATACTATACAGATGTGATCTATTTACGAGGGAAGCGGATGCAACGCCAGAAGATAATGTCATCAAATACGGAGTTCTACGCAAAAAAATATCCACACCCATACAAATAGAATGCCCGATTTGTATGGATACAAAAGAAACGCCACATATACTTACTACAACGTGTGGTCATCAGTTTTGCAGAGATTGTATTACTACTGTAATAATAAAATCTACTAGAGACAGATGCAATTGCCCGATGTGCCGAACGCCTATACACAAACTTACCCTAGAAACCATAGAAACTTAACAAAAATCCGAAAATCCAAAAATCTAAAACCCTAAAAAAATGGCCTTAATTCTAACTGTTTATATTCTCTATCTGTAGGAACTGGGCGATCAAATGGAACTACTAAACTACTCTGGTCTTGGCAATATTTCAAATACCCGATGGCTTCGCCGTAAACAGATTTGATGCAATAATTCAACACGATGTCATTCAACCTTTCAACCTGCTTTGTTATATTATTAGGTAAGTGTTCCGCATATTGCAGGTAAGTACTTCTCATTATTATTTTTAATGAATCGATGTTTTGAGGTGGAACATTGATTTGCCCATCTGATTTTTTGTATACACCGGCTCGTATACCATTTTGCAATATCTGGATATTTCCAGCCGAGAAAAATACTTGGGCAAGCATATTATTTTCCCAAGTCCCAGTTAATGCCTCCCTATATGCGGTTGCTTTGTTTTTGACTGCAATCTTTTCCTGCATTTGGAACCTGATGTTGGCAGGTGGTTCTTGTATAATATCTACACGTCCATTATATTTAGAAACATTCAAAATACCTGTATTACTATCAATTGTAGATGGATTTAATGACATATTGTATATTGTGTCGAGAGAAATAAATGGCAATAGATCCGTATAAATCGCTAAATAACTTATATACTTAGTGGAAAAATATTTTATTCGCTTATTGTATATATTTATGGATACTTTTCAAATAACAGTTTTAGTTGTTGCAGCTATTATTCTTATACTTATATTTTCTACAATAGGCATTTTAACAAAATACTCCACAATTGACAAAGTATATCCACCGGTAGCAAATACTTGTCCAGATTATTGGATAGTAGATTCTAGCGGCAACTGTACAATACCTTCTGCTCCGGACGCGTTAAATATTGGAAATGTATATTCGTCTAGTGGTTTAATTAATTTAACGGCCGATAGCACGGATACTTCAAAAGTTTATACTCCCGGCTATTCATCTGAAAACGGAAATATCAATTTTTCCGATTATCTATGGGGTTCTATTGGTAAAACTACGTTATGTGCAAAAAAACAGTGGGCAACTACAAATAATGTTGTTTGGGATGGCGTCTCTAATTACAATTCTTGTGTGTAGTTTATATAAGCATAATTATATCATAACAATTTTATTTATGTAATAGCATAAATAAAATAAACTAACTAACAAAACGGCTATTAAGCTTTTTTGCTAAACCGGACAACTCTAGGAGGTTCTTCTAAAGTAACATCTATACCTGCCAATGAAACTTTCCGTTGAACTAACGTTGATTTAATATCGGAAGTATTACCAACTGTATTAATATCTACGACCACCTCATTTAATTCGTGTTTTAATCTGCGCAAGTTCTCCATTTCCGGTGTAATACTACGTATTTGCAATCGAACCGCGTCTCTCAATAATTCCATATTTTCCATATTGTTCTTATAATCATCTATAATAGTATTGTATTGCTCAATCAGTTGGTTTATATTTTTCGTTTTTTCGACAATTGCATCTTGTTTTGTTTTGCTGTAATATTTTTCATTGAAACTCTGCAATAGTTCGGCGTAAACCGAGCTTTCGAAAGTATAATTTTCCACTTCTTTTTTGAAACGTTCTGCTGCGACTTTATCACTGACATAATCAAACAATGTGTCTAGCTTTTGGCGAACAATTTTTTCTTTAACTTCATCGACCCCCTCTTTAAAAACATACAACATACTTTCTTCGTCGGAAAAATGCCCCCGGTATAATTGGATATTTAAGTTGCATTTATTGTGTAATTCTTGGACTCCACAAACCGCCGTATATTTGTCGTCTTTATGTTCGAATATAGTTCCACCAGGTTTTCTACAATTGATACATTTAGGCTTAATAAGTGCAACCTGTCTTTTACCCGCCGCCCTTGTTTTAGCAGATACAAATGCGGCTTTTTTTGCAGATAGAACTGCATCTTCGTAGTTTTTTTTCAATTTAAAATAGATATTTAATGCTTCTAAATAATCGATTTTGTTTTCATAATGTACTTCATTCATTTTACCTATAGTTGTGTCCGCCCCGGGTTCTCTGATTGTGTCATATCTCACCACTGCAAAAGCGTTATTGTCCGATTTAAAATCCACCAACCCTTCTGGAACGTGTTCAATTACTAAAGTAGGATTTTCAGATACGTGGAGAACTTTTAAGTTCGACAATCCGGAAAGATTTAGCAATTGTAGCTTGTTGTTTGTGCAATACAATTCTTCTAAATTGTTTGACAATCCATTTAATTTCTCTAATTTGTTGTGCGAAATATGGAGTGTTTCTAGATGTTTCAAGTTCTGACCAGAGAACTCTGTAAGATAATTATAATCGCAATGGAGTTCTTTTAAATCCGGGGGGAGTTCAAATAGTCCAATTAATAGTTGACTTGGGCATTTTAAAATGCGCAAAGATTTAGGCAAGTTTTTAATAGTAGTTATTTCACCCGATTCTTCAAAACTAATCGTTTCAATATTTCTAAATCCTAATCGGTTCAGTATTGCGAAATCAATATCGCCGTGTAATGGATTTGAAAATACCAATTGTTTCGTATTCGGGTTTAGACGCGACAAAATACTGTCGAGTTCATCTTGGGCAGTATTGTTTTCTCTTATGACTTGTTCTCTTATTTCAAAAATAATACTCATTATATACAGTATTTATATATACTTTACCGAAACTTTGTTCTTGGTATAACCGAAATATGTTCCTACTAAAAATGTTTCAATGGCCTTTCTTGTACAACAGGTAGACTAGTTAAACTAGACAGTGGCATATTCATTCGCTCATTTTGATAAAACCGGATTTTAGACAATATATATGCTTGGTCTTTCATCATTTTGTTATATCTCTCTTCTGGAGAAAGTCGGTTTTTATAGCAATAGTACAATGTGGCGCCTGAAACTAATACAAAAAAGACGAAAATAACTATGTTGAATACCCACGTGTATATTCCAACTCGCGTATCGTGGCATTTACTAAGTGTGTTATATAAATGATATTTTACTCCGGGTTCGATTAATTTAGGCGCATCCATTTGAGTAATTATTATACATATTATTCATTCAATAAATAAATAATATGAACTAAACAAACTGGTTTTTTGACTAAGGTAGGTTTACATATCTGTGCGAATATACGTCAAAACGGCTAAATAACTGAAAATTGCCAAAACGATTGCTACACCCCATATTGGTATAACCGTTTTATGTCTATATCCTACACCAAATTGTCGAAATCCACCTTCTTCTGTATATAATAAAGATGGTTTCATAGTATGGACTATCGAAAAAAGCGCTAAAAATAATAAAATAGCGATATTTACCTTATGTGTATTTACAAACGCCTTCATTCTATATAATCATACTATAAAATTGTGAAAATGCAAACTATGCGTCTAGGCATTTTTTAACGCCCTCTGTATAATAGCATCGTTTTCCATATGAATAAACCCGCTAAATTGGTGCATATTTTTGCATAAGTTGTATATGGTTATTATTCATTTTTTGGTTGGTTTCGGTCAGTCAGTGTAATAGTATTACTATAAAACTGTTTATGTTGTTTTTTTTGTTTTTGTTTTTGTTTTTAGTAGTGGCAAATATTATATTTATATGAACCTATCAACCGATCAACCTATCAATCATCATATGCAAAATCATCGTCGCCATCTTCACCATAATAATTGCCATCCATATAATCGTCTCCAAAATGTCCTATATCATTGGCCTCGTTGTCATAGAACTCGTCATTTTCCGTATTTTGTTCATTTTCGAGTTCATCCACTCCTATATCTAATTGAGCAGGTTCTCCAACGACATCATCTATAACTAAATCTTGTTCAAATCGCAATATAGCCGCAGTATGTTCATTGTCATACGCAGATTTGTCATACATAAATACGCCTTTTTGAATACCCACATTCCATCTACCCAAATGCAATTGTTTCAATAAATCTTCGACTTTACGCGCATCTTTTTGCATATCTTTCAGATAATCGGTTATAGCCTTCTTTTCTTCTTCTTTCGACCGTCGAACACGTTTCGCGATGTCTGCGTATGGTTTATCCAACGTTTTTTTGTTATGTTCATCGATATTTAGGAATGCAACCATTAATTCACAAACCCGTTTTTGTAAATCCTCTTTTTCACCAGCCCGGATTTCAACCTGATATAAATCCGCCTGAGCTTCTCCTACTTCTTCGGAAGAATCGCCAAATATGCTACGTAAAAGCTCGGATTCGTTTGCTAAATCCGTGTTTTTCTGGCGTCGATCACGTCTAGTTTCCTCTATATCAATATTTAGCAAATCCGGGTCCGATGCCAAGTTCATATATTCATATAGCACCGAATACCAGCAATAGACGTGTAAATAATACAGTGTCTTCTTGTCAAACAGTTCAAAATATGCGGCGTCGTTTTTAGTTATAGGGGTTTCCATCGGAATATGTTGCAATAGCATATGTATATCCACCGTTTTCTTTTGAATTTCTCGCAAAAACAATTTCAATGTCTGGTCGCCTTTGAACTTATCCAATCCTTCTAAATACTTTGTTAGAATCCTGGATATATCTGATTCGTGGAACTTGGACAATCCCCAATGTTTATGGACTACTGTATACGATGCATTATTCATAATCATCGACGGGTACACTTTCGACATTGCTTCTACTGAGTTTTTAATGAACTGTGCAACTGTGTATATTCCATTATATCCAGAATCTTCTGTATCCATATTCCATACGTGAATATTAGCCATAAATGACTGCAAATTAGCAAGTTCTCTTGTACCTAGATTTCCATACCGTTTAATAAAACTTCCGCGATTCTGGTTAATTATTTCTTTCAACATTTGTTCATTGGTTTTTGCTAAATACTTTCGCAACTGAACAATTTCTTTGACCGATCCGTCTTTCTTCATTTCTTTGGGTTTATATGCCTTTATTGCGGCCAAAAGAAGTTCTCGCAATGGGGGCGGTACGACTTCCGAATTATTTAGGTCCATTGATTCTAGGAAGCCCACCAATTTCACAACTTGATTGAATTGTTCTCCTTGTGGGATAGGTATCAGATTTTTCATACGAACGTGTTCCATCAATTGTTTCAGCGTGTTCTGGTCATATCTCTTCCCATGTTTTTTCAAATACTCGATTTTTTCTTCTATAGTCCACGTATTTTTATATCCGGCCGGTTTGTCGCCACAAATATTGACTAAATCCGCCGGAACCGGTTTATTTCTATCGTATTTAGCATAATGTATAACCGCCGCATAAATATTCTTTTCCATTTCCGTAGTGGGTATTTCAGTCCGTACCATAGCAGTAGACGGTTCGTGATACAAAATACTGGCTTTTGTAGCTATACGGATTTCATTGGCCAATTTAGCTAAATCATTTGTTATAACAACGTATTGACGTATTGTTGGGTTCTCCCCAATAAAATATAGCATCGGGTGCGTGGATTTATTGCGGTCATTGCAGCACGCATTTTCCAAAAATGGTACACCCCCCGATGTAGCCAATATACTCGTTTTACTCTTAACAATGTTATATATCTGCTCAATAATGCCATATGTATGCATACTAATACGGGAAGATACTAGACCCAATTGGGAGAACTGGTCTTTATGTCCTTTTTTCAGCGTTTCCATCAAATGGGTTTTGAAATCCGACGCAACATTGTGTAAATTGGATATAACCGAGAACTCGACAACTGGTGGCAAGAATCCCCGCCATTTTTCAATACTATGTTCTTCTGGGACGGTTTCGTCAGGAGCTAGAAGCAAATATTCGCGTTTTTTGACATAGAGATCAACGACATCGTTGCGTTTCAATATATGTTTATCCAATGCATCTCGAATACGACTTGCTATTAACGCCGTACTCAACTTCATAATGGATTTCCAAGGTTCTTCGTCATACTTAATACCGTTTATTAAACAGGCAATGTATTTCAATCCACTGACGTCTTCCATACCTCCTGCTAAAGGATATCCACTGAAAGATTTAACACACCCGGGGAACGTTTTGCGGGTCTTAATAGATGGTATAACACATTGTATAGCAATTAGGAGAACCCCGGAAACAATGGCTATAATAGATTGGTTTTTATAGATAGGATATACGATGGATGTTTTGCCGGTTTCTTTTTCCAATTTCGCCACCCTCAATTTGTATTTTTCTTCGTCCATAATCACTGCTGGATTGCGAATCAATTCGAGCGATACTCGCAATGAGAACTCTTCGATATTTTCCGGAGGAACTCCCGACGCATTTATTATAGCCATAAATACATTATAGACCATTTGGTCAGTTTCATTGTCGAAAACGCGGACTTTTTTTGCCAATGCTTCCGCAACAATTGTTCCTAAATCTTTTTCCAAAATGGCGTGGTTGGTTATTTTGAATCCGGCGTCATCGTATTCTTCTTCGTCCACCAACTCGCGCTTTTTCAATGGGAACCCGGTCTCTTTATCCACATAATAATCGCCGTCATCACTCACGGCTGCATTCGCACACATTTTGTCGAGCAAATATTGATAATCCCCTCCCTCGCAAAACTCTTCTGCCAACAGATAGAGAAAAATGGGCATCAACTTGGTGTCCGTTTCTTTGCAATACAACCACGCCTGTTCTTCCGTGGGTAAAGGTTCTCTGCAATATTCATCCTTGAACCACATTATATCTGTTTGTTTACGGACGAAATCATTTAGCGAAAGTATCATATCGAGAACTTTGGCATTCGGGGAAACCGTTTTTTCTTCTATAACACCCCCCTCACTCGCAATATTTAGAGCAGTTGTGTTTTGTTTATACATATGCATTTCACGCAAAATCGAATTGCGATACACCGACTTTTTTTGCTTATTGATTGCCGCTTCTAATTCGGTTTCGAACTCTTCCATTGTCATAGATAGACGATTATCCATTTCAGCCATTATACGCTCATTTGCCACGTGTTTGACACCCAATTTAGCCCGATCTGTAGTATCACATTGTCTACTCGTAGTATTTTTATAACACTTATCGGCAATATTGCAAAAAAGTGATTGAGTGTCTAAAAATGCCTCTTCTGATATAGAATCATCCCGGACCCAATTACTGTTTTTACGGACATAGTAATGAGTTTTTGTATATATTGTACCATCTATACCCAATCCAATCAATTCCGCATCAGATAAGTTTTTCGCGTCTTTAGGCGTTTCTGCTGGTATTTCCAATATAGCATATTCGCCGTCGACGACTTTCTTTTTGCCGGCTATAAGTGTTTGAGCCAGTTCTTTAGATAACCCTGTATTGCAATCGTGTTTTTGAACCAAGTTCTCCGCCAAAAACTCCACGAATGTTTCCGCTGTCATTTTTCCCTTTTGTTTCTCGTATTTTTTCAAAATGTGATATGGTGTATCATCCATTTCTTTGTCATAGAATATATCTTCTGTATTATTGTCCTTTTGCAAATCGGATATACTGGTATATTTCTTTGTTAGGAACCGGCGCGCACAATCTTTAGGACGTATTTTATCCACTTGCGACATATCTTCTATAGTGGGAAACTCAAATGCTTTTAGCAGAGAATTAGGTGTATACAGGGTCATTAAAGCCCTGGCTATAATAGAGTAAAATAATGAATAGCCGTCATACTTTTCAATATGAAATAGTAATTCACTAGATGAAATCGATTCTTTTTGTGTCTTTGTAAATAAATATAATTCGGTTATAAGGTCTGCATATTGCTTTTTATCGCTAAGAACCGCCGTCAATACATTTGTCATAGCATCCGGTTTGTTTTTTGCGGATATTTTGCCATACTCTACTGATTTGTCTTTCATATGCTGGTTGTATTCTTGTATTTTGTGTTTCAAGAACCAACGGATTTTGTTATAGTGTGAATAATTGACGTCTTCAGGGTAAACGTGGAAAGGTTCCAGTAGTTTTATAGCATTTGCAATAGATAAATTATCCTTCAAATAATTTTCCATATAGTCAATACACGTTTCTATGTCCGGTAATATGTTATGCAACGTTTCTGAATATGTCGTTTGAGTTCTCGGTATTTCTTCACTTACTTTAAACGAAACAATGTTTTTTAAAAAGTGTGGTAATTTGGTGGATTCAAGTTCTTTGTCTTTTTTATTTTTTTCATCGGACGCATTGTATTTTACATTCGGGGCATACGTAATTTTTTCATTGAGATCTACAATATATCCGAGTTCTGGTATAGTTCGCTTATGCAAAAAACGGTAGGGCTCCAATTGAGTTCTCCCTAAATTAGTTTTCATCAAGATATTTGTCCCAGGCATATGTGCTCTTGAAAAAAACACGGCTTCTTTTGACAGCATTAAAATCCCGTGTATATTTGCCATATCAGCAGACATAAGCGGTTTTCGTAATAACACTTTGGCCCCATTTTCCGTTTCAAACTTGTGCGGTCTGGATATAGCAGATGCGTGGCGGCTAATAGCATATTTTTTGGATTTGTCTTGGAACTCACCTTTAGCATATGTATGTCTTGCAGTAGACTCATAATCTCCCAAGTTCTCCACTATGAAATCTATATTGGTACCGACTCGTTTTGAAACGAGCAATTTGGACTGGGTTTGTACATTAGCACTATTTGTTGACATAACCGTATTCATATCTTTCATCATTTTCTCGTATTTCAATTCTTCGCCTTGTATTTCTCTTGATGCATATGCTTTTTGTATATCTTGTTGTTCATTTAATATATCACCCATTGTGGAATTAATTATATCCGGAACATCGGAGTTCTCATCAGGTTCATCGGAATATACGTATTTCATATTACTGATTACCGGCATAACCCACGGTACTTGTGCTTCCATATTCAGAAGTTTGTCATGTAAAGGATTGTGCATTTTTCCCAATATTCGTATATCCCTTATATTGCCATTACTATCAAATATGGAATAAAGTTCTCGTAATTCCTTGAATCGTTCGACCAGTCTGTGCACGTTATCCAAAACCAATTTAGTTCTTTTATGCATTGGTATATCTATTAAAAGGCCATCCATTAATGCCTCCGTTTGCGCTTCAATGCCATAACGCTTTTGATTTTCGGGAACTTCGACTTCCAAAATAACTTCTCCCAAATCTTCCCCGAAAATATCGTCGTTTTCTAAATACAATTCCTGTAAAGTATCGTCGATTTTTTTATTTGGCTGGGCTGTAGGTGGAATCGTTATAATGGCTTCTCCTTCTTCCGTATATTCCATAGTTGCCTCTTCCGATATTACGCTGTCTGGCAGCTCACCCTCTTCTGAGCCATAGGAAAGATTGCGTATATTATCTTGCGCAACACTGGCCGGTTTTTCTCTAATAACAATTTCTTCAATTGGTAATTCCGGTGGAATACCTCTATATCCAAAATCAATGTATATAACAGAAATGGCAGGATAAGTAGTTATTTCAATCATATCGTCCTCTAAATTGGTTATTTGACCAGTTATAACTGTCGGAAACTCTCCGCCAAACCGAATATCTACCCACTTATCGGGCAATAAACCATGTTGTCTTGCATATCCACTAACCGGGTTGCGTGCCAAGAGGGCTATATTTGTAATAGATTCATCTGACAAATAAGCGCCATCTATTATAGTCAATTCCTTTTTATCAAAATTGGCAATATTCACTATAGAAACCTTGATGTATTCTGGAACGTCCGTATCGATATAGATAACATAAAATGTTTGCTCATTAAACTCGTCATTTGTAGGGGCTTCTATTCTTATAATATCTCCTAGTTCTAATGATATTCCTCCCCCCTGTTTTAGTATCGTTTTGGGAGTCGTATAATTATATGTTTTTGATATTTCTGTGGTCATATGAGTATAATTATATATAATAGTTCTAAATTATTAGCGTCTAGTTATTTGTATTTGTATTTGTATTTGTATTATTATTATTATTATTATTATTATTTAGATAAATAATAATAGAGACAAAATGCTTCATTATTTAGTAATATGCTACTAGAA